AATATCACCACCAGACATATACTCAAGATACGGAACCTGTTTCTTAACCGCCTTAAGCAGAATGTCTTTCAGTTTCTGTACTGACTTACGTTGACCACCAGACCTAGAACCACACATATCGAACTGATAGTTGAACGTCTTCGTTGACAGTTTGCTATCAACGATCATCTTGGTGCAGAAATGTTTGAATTTCTCTTCCGCATCCACTCTAAGCTTATTCACCTCTCTAGGTAAATTAGAGCTTGAGCGAGGTACTTTAAAAGTCTGCATAGTAAATGTCCTTTATTATTCCTGTTTTTCTTAAGCTCCTAGCTCGACTAAAAAAAACAGGAAAGACGAGCAGCTTGGCTAGGAGGAACCCTGCTGCTCGTACCATTACTCAGTTGCTAAAAGCAACTGTAGCAATTCTTAGCCCTTCGTGCCGGTGCGCGGCTTGAAGGTGATCTCACGGACGGTCTCGCCGTCTTGCGTCACAACACGCTCTTCGAACTGCATCGAACCGATGTTCGGAATGTCGTTCGCATAATTGCGTTGAATCGATGCCGGGGTGTAGTCGCCCGGAATTTGATACTCCGTGTCCGTCGAAGCGATGGTCACGATGGTCTTCGTGACACCAGCGCCCTTCGTACCCGTACGGGGCTTGAAGGTGATTTCACGAACCGTTTCACCGTCTTGCGTAACGACACGCTCTTCGAATTGCATGCTGCCGATATTGGGAATATCGTTAGCGTAGTTGCGTTGGATCGAAGCCGGTGTGTAATCACCCGGGATTTGGTACTCGGTGTCGGTCGAAGCGATGGTAACGATAGTCTTGGTTACGGTTGCAGCCATTTGGGTAAATCCTTTGTTTTAGCTAAATAAAAAGATGGACTTTGGAAATGTATTTTCTACCTGTCCAGTATAGTTATACCAAACATCTCTAAATTATTGAAATATCTGATACCTATAAAAGCTATGCACAGCCTTTACAATACTGTTATACCCAAATTAGCTAAAAAATTGAAAAATAGCCTCGGGACTAGAAGAGGCTGCAACTAATCCCGAGACTTAAGACACCCGATGGCTACTTGATCAGAGCAACCGAACGGGTGTATCCCCCGTCCATTGCCTTTTTCAAGATCTCAGCTATTTCCACGAAGGTAGCACCCATGTCGTTTATCCCTGATAATGAAAGAGAATGTAATTCCAGAGTATTCCCTTCCTCATCCGGAAATCTACCTCCTACGTACAGTCCTAGTGGACCTAGTTCAGACCCGTAATGACCTCGAACAAAAGGAGTTAAATGGTCCTTGACAGCATTCTCTGTAGAACAAGCTTCATTCGGGAGAAAACTGTACGCATGTGCTCCAGTATCAAAAGTCCAACCTTCTGGATCAACGAGGTTACAAGCAACCCCGAGACAGCAGAAGCCAGTCTCATCTCTTAGAGCGAACGTAGTCTGCTTGAACTCGCCAGACTCAAGGGCATTGATCCACCTCTCCCATTGCTGCTTCTGATCGTCAGTCAGAACTACGCTGGGAATACGTTCAATTACTGCGCCGCACATTAGTCTCATTTTAAAAACCCTTTCTCGTAGAATATTTATAACTACACCAGTCCTAAAGATATAATCATGGATTGACGTATGTTTACTACATAGTTCTTATACCAAAATAGAGTACTAAGATAGGAACATGGATACAGCAAGCCTTTTAAAACTAAGACCCTCCGAGATTTCCAAGGCACTTTTAACCCTAAAAGGTAAACCTCTAAATCTCGAAGACTACAAACCGTTCGAAATCATCTATGACGTTTCTCCAAATGAAATGACGCTGATGGCTGGACGACAGATTGGTAAGTCAGTCTCACTTGGCGCAGCTATTGTTGCCAACAGCCTCGTTCGTCCACACTTTTCAACTCTATTCAGCAGCCCGTTATCTCAACAGACTTCAAGATTCTCAACAGCATACCTAGACCCGTTCTTAAGCTCACCTCTGATTCGTAAGCACTTCGTTGATGCAGGTTCACGTAAAAACGTATTCTCTAAATCATTCACTAATGGCAGTGCTGTAACTCTTGGTTACGCAGAAACTGAACAAGATGCCGACCGTATTCGAGGAGTGTTCGCTGATGCGCTATATCTGGATGAGTTCCAGGACACCAGCCTTGAATGTGCACCGATTCTTGCAGAGACATTAGGTGCTTCAGACTTTGCCTTCAGACGATATACAGGCACGGCTAAGACAGAAACAAACTCACTCACACAAAAGTTCAAGCAATCGAACATGATGGAGTGGGCGGTTAAGTGTACACATTGCGGTAAGTTCACGCTTCCTATCGATTTCGATATTTGTCATAAAATGCTGCATGCAAACAAAGATGGTCCAGGCTGTGTGTATTGCGGTGGCTTGCTTGATATGATGACTGGCAAGTGGGTAGCGGCAAAGCCTTTAGAGAAGGATCATTATGGATTCCATTTGCCACAGCTAATCTTCCCCGCTCGTACAAAGCCTAAGAAGTGGAAGGATCTTCTTCATAAATCGAAGACATATTCAGTACCTAAACTTGCTAACGAAGTGTTTGGATGCCCTAGCGGTCTAGCTGGTCGTCCACTATCACTTAAAGAAGTAATGGCATGTTGTAACAACAACAAGACTGAGTGGGATAAGGGTTTTCCTATGGATGACCGGGGTATTCTACATACAGTGCTTGGAGTAGACTGGTCAGTGAGTGGTGGCTCAAACTCGTATACGGTTATTACTATTCTTGGCTATGACTGGAATGGCAAAGCTTATCTAGTCTACGCTCAACGCTTAAACGGTATTGACATCTTGGATCAGGTAAAGCGCGTAGAAGAACTGTACGCTCAGTATAAATGTACAATGCTTGCTTCAGACCGTGGTGTTGGTCAGCTTCAAGTAGAATTGATGAGAAAAAGTATTGGCGAAGATAGAGTTAATTCTGTACAATATGTAGCAGCAAAGTCTACGCTTCGTTGGGACAAAGAGGGGAAGTTCTTTTCTGCAGATAGAACTACTAATATGGACACGATGGTACTTAAGGCTAAGCTTGGTCGTGATCGTATTGAAACACCATGCTGGAATCTGATGTCAGAGTTCTGGCAAGATGCGCTAAACATTTTCGAAGAGGAATCCATTACTGGACGTCGCCTTTATAAGAAAGATGAAGACTTGTGTGATGATTGGTTCCACAGCATAGTTTTCGCTAACATAGCGTATATGGTTCTTAAAGGTGAATTCACAACAGTGGACGAAGTTAAGGACAATAACATATTTGATTTTTAAGGAAAGAAATGAGCGAGTTTGAATTTACAGAGCACAAGCCAAAGCGTGGCCGTGCTACAAAACAAGAAGAAGTTGCGATTGAGAAAGAGCCAATTACTGAACTTCCTACAGAAGAAAAAAAGGACGAGACTCCTGAAAAGCCTCAATACGATAAAGACGAGCTACTGCGTATCTTTGATGAGATTATCTTCCAAGGAGAATACGTTGAAGATGTTACAATTCGTGGCAAATTAAAGGTTCAATTCAGGACAAGAACGGCAGAAGACATTGAACAGATTAGCAAAGTCATCGATTCAACGTCGTTTAATCTTATCGCAACACTGAATGAATCAAAGATGGTTCTGAATCTTCAGTATGCGCTTACCTTCTATCAAGGCCGGGATCTGTCAGCTCTTAAGAATGAAGATAAAGCGAAGTTCATCAAACGTCTTCCTGGCCCTGTTATTGCAATGCTGCTAGATGCCTTGTATAAGTTTGATGCCAAGGTAAACGAAGCCTGTAAAGATCTAGAAGAAAATTTTTAAAACACTCCTGGGCGATGCAGAGAATGAAGTTGCATCTCTCAGGAATGAAAGTCCCTCCGCTTGGTTCTCTGCATGATCGGATATATAGGGAGTACATGACCAAAGAAAGTCAACTCGAAGTCGAGAAGATGAAAATGACCATGCTTACTGCCTTGACTAACCCTAGTATCTCCGATCCTAATAAAGCGCGGGATTGGTCAAGTAGCATAAAGAAACATTGGGCTAAGTACTTATCCCTAGCATTCAATACAGAAATGCCAGAACAAACAGAGAAGGAAGTACAAATGCTAGAATACTACGAAAACGTAGTTAAGCATCTTAAACCTACTCTTGAGAAATCAGGCTCAGGTTATAACGTCAAGGGTCTTGACCATCTATTTAAGTAATTCCGAAGCCGCCCTAAAAAGCGGCTTTTTCTTTTTAAAATAAAGTCATGCTATCACCTATGACCGCCAATCTCTTCAGTAATATTTATCAGTCTCAAGCTGATACATATACTAATTCGTTTGCCAATCCGATGAATCCTGCGAATATGAATCCAGGTTTCGGAATGGATCCGAATTTGCTTACGCCTAGCTACACAGCAGGATACAGACCTCAATATGACGGTCCTCAGCCATATAACCAGTATGGTCGAGTAGGTTTCTTTGCTGGCGTTAACAATATTCTTAACCCTACTTCGTCAGAGCCTAGATATGGTAATCCCATAGAT